TCAAGGTCCAGGCCAAATAGCAACCATTCACCCTAAGGGGATCAGCTATGCCTAACGGTTTCTCAAAAGAAGAGCGCGTAATTTTCGACAACATGCTGGAAGGCTATGACGACGCACTGGTTGCCAGCCGCGCCGCTGTTGTCACTAAGTTTGACCAATTGCAAATGGAGCGCACCGGCGACATTATGTGGCTGCCTCAGCCTTACATTATGACCACCTATGCCGGTAACGATGCCACGAGCAATTTCAAGGACGTGACCCAGTTGTCGGTTCCCGCCGTGATCAATACCCAACGCCACGCGCCTTGGGTTATGACCGCCCGTGAATTGCGCGATGGTCAGCAAGAGACCCGCCTATCCAAAGCGGCCTATCAACGTCTAAGCGCCGACATGAATGTTGACGTTATGACGGTGGCTTCCTTGTTTGGCACCCTGGTCAATAAGCGCAACGTCGCAGCCACTGGGTTTGATGATATTCAGTTGGCTGATGCATTGTTCACCGAACAGGGCATTCCCCGCGAAGACCGCAAATTCCTTGCCTCGCCGCGCGATTACAACAACATGGCCGCAGACCTTGCCAAGGTGAAAACCTCAAGCGCAGCTGCGGCTTTGACGGCGTATGAAAAGGCCATAGTGCCAGACATTGCAGGCTTCGACCTGTATAAGATGGACTATGCTTATCGCCTGACTGCGGCGGCTGGCGTTACCGTAACCTTGAACGGTGCCAACCAGTTTTACACTCCGGCTGCTGCTACCCTAACGGCGGGGCGCGGCTCCTTGAACGTGGACAACCGGTTCCAGACCATCACCATTAGTGTGGCTTCCGGCACGGTCAAGGTCGGCGATGCTTTCACGATTGCAGGCGTCAATGCGTGTCACCACATCACTAAGCAGGACACGGGCCAACTCAAGACCTTCCGTATCACCGCAATCCTGACCGGCGCTGGCGGCTCTGGTACGGTGCAGATCACGCCTCCCATTATCAGCAATGGTGGCGCGACCAATGCCGAGGCCATGTATCAGAACGTCACGGCAACACCTGCCAATGGCGCGGCGATCACCTTCCTGAATACGGTCACGGCCTCTGTGAACCCGTTCTGGCAGGGCGACGCTGTCCAAATCCTGCCAGGCCGTCTGGCACCGGCTCCGGACAGCGGTTTGGCCGTTATGCGCGGAGCGACCGATCAGGGCTTTGAGTTGGTTATGACCCGCCAAGGCGGTATCAACGACCTCTCCACCAAGTACCGGGTTGACGCGCTGTGGGGTACGGTTGCTGCCCAGCCCGAAATGATGGGGATCACCCTGTTCGGTCAGACCTAGGTCTAGCCGAACGCAATCGGGGAGGGCTTCGGCTCTCCCCTTTTTTCTCACGATTCAGGGATTACCCAATGACAGACCAGACCATGCTATACCGCCCATCTGAGGATAAGGCCAAGGCCTGTCCTGAGGCGTGGGGTCTACCGCTTGACCTTCTGATCGTGGATAGCGATCTAGAGGCCGATGCCCGCCTTGACGGTTGGTTGTCAGGCCCGGAGGCTGTCGCGGCCCTTAACCCTGATAGCGCATTTGGCAGCGCTTATGATAGCATTCTTGATGCGTCGGTTTCCGAGATAACGCCGCTTTTAGCCGAACTAACTGCGGAAGAATTGTCAGGCCTGCTGACGGCTGAACGGTCGGGCAAGACCCGCAAGGGGCTGGTTACGGAAATCGAAAAGGCCATAGAGGCCAAGGTGGCTGGCGATGCTTAAGCCCTTTTGCCCCAGCCCAGCCAGTAGCTTCTATATTCCCAACGCACTCACAGCATCGACCCCTGTGGCGATTCCAGACGGCTGCGACCAGTTGATGCTGTATAATTCATCGGCGACGGCCATTGCCTTTTTGCGTGTCGCGACCCTGCCATCCAATACCGATGCCGGGGTCAATGCCACGTTTGCGGGCCTTGCCGCTGCGCCGGGCGGTTTTCCGGTCCCTCCGGGTCATCGGTTCGTGATCTCGGTTGGCTTTGGGGCCAAGCGGATCAGCGCCATTGCATCCATAGCCGATGGTAATCTTTTGGTAACGCCCGGCAACGGGTTCTAGGGGCCGCTTGTCATGATCATCTGGTCGCCAAAAAAACCAACTGAGACCGTCGCCTATGTCATAGACTGGGCCACCGAGCTTGGCGGCGACCAGATTGCATCCCACACTTTGACGGTTGCCAGCGGAACGGCGGTTGTTAAATCATCCGTGGTTCTTGATGGCGATAACGGCGCAACCTCAGTCCAAGCCCTGATCACGGGCGGCACAGACGCGACCACCACCGTGTTTAACCATACGGTCAGGACCGACCTTGGGCAGGTTCTGACCGACCAAATCACCCTGCGGATTGACAGTGGAAGCAGCACGGTCCCCGCAACGGTAACAAAGCGCACCATCATCACCATGGCGTTTGAAGAAATCGGGCTAGCAGGTTATGCCTTCGACGCCACGCCAGAGGAACAATTCTCAGCCCTGCGCCGCCTGGATGCGCTCATGCTCGAATGGGCCGGCCCAGGCTGCAACATTGTTCTGGGCTATAACAGGCCCTTGGTTCTGGGCGGCGGCGATCTAGGGGACGCCTCCTATCTGCCAGACTGGGCTTTAAACATCGTCGCCCTGTCCTTGGCCCTGCGGATCATGCCCGCGATTGGCAAGACCATGAGCAGCGAAAGCCGGATTGCGCTGGCGCAGGGTCTCAATGCGCTGCGAGCTGCAAGCGCGGTCATCCAAAGTCGTCCTATCCCATCAATGGTCGCGCTAGGGGCGGGCAGTCGCCGTTATGGGGCGGCAGGGGTATGACGCGGATTAGCACCCTGTCTGGCATCAAGGCCGATGCAACGGCCCGGTTGCGAACCAGTTATCCAATCAATCTTGAGCCTGTGATTGCCGAAAGCGGCTTATCAGACGGCTATCTCCACAGTCCGCCCGGCGTGACCCTGATCAGCACCGGGCCGGGCCGGGATCGCGGGGCTATCAACTGGAATGGGGCTTGCTACCGGGTCATGGGGTCCAAACTGGTCCGAATAGATGGATCGGTCGTGACCGTGCTTGGCGAGGTCGGCGACAATGGCGGTCCGGTTTCAATGGATTACAGCTTTGACCGTCTGGCTATTGCCTCAAACGGCAAGCTTTTCTACTGGAATGGATCAAGCCTAGCGCAGGTTACAGACCCTGACCTAGGCCTCGTCCTAGATGTGATCTGGATCGCGGGCTATTTTATGACGACTGACGGCACGAATCTGGTCGTCACAGAGTTAAGCGACCCCTTTGCGGTCAACCCCTTAAAATATGGCTCATCCGAGGAAAGCCCTGACCAGATTGTCAGCTTGATTAAGATTAGGGGTGAGGTCTATGCAATCAATCAGACCACGACCGAGAACTTTCAGAATGTCGGCGGTTCAGGCTTTCCCTTTGCAAGAAACAATGGCGGCTTGATTCCAAAGGGCACAATCGGCACTTATGCCAAAGCGCACTTTTTGGACACTTTCGCTTGCGTCGGGGCCTCGCGCAATGAAAGGGCCAGCGTCTATCTAGGGGGACCAGGCCAAGCCTTGCCGATCTCTACGCCAGAGATTGACCGAATCCTTGGCGAACTGAGCGACGGCCAATTGTCGACCATAGAGCTTGAGGCTGTTGTCGATGCCAATGAACAGCGCCTATTGGTCCATCTGCCTGATAAGACCCTCGTTTATAGCCACCAAGCGTCGCGCAGGGCGGAGCAATCGGTTTGGCACATCCGCGCCTCTGGGATCATGGCGGATCAGGCCTATGCGCCGCGCCATGCCGTCCTGACCAATGGCCAATGGATTGTCGGCTCACTGGATGGCATGGTGGGTTACATGGATGAAAGCGTCCAGACCCATTTTGGCATTGTCGCGGGCTGGCAGTTTGACACCGCACTGATTTATAACGATGGGCGAGGGGTGCTGATCAAGGCGCTTGAACTGTTCGGCGTACCGGGTGCCTGCCCCTTTGGTAGCGACCCGACCGCCTTTTTATCCATCACGCAAGATGGCCGCACCTGGGGGCAGGAACGGGCCATATCACTGGGCAAGACTGGCGAGAGCCGCAAGCGGATGCAATGGCGACCAAAGATCATGGTGCGCGCCTATGCGGGCCTGCGGTTTCGGGGTGCTAATACGGCTATTGCTTCATTCTCCCGCCTTGAGGCCGATTTAGAGGCCTTGACGGTATGATCGAATATGAGATTGACCGCGCAGCCCTAAGCCGGTTCTTTGGGCAGGACAACCGCACCATCCTAGCTTTTGAGAATATCCAGCGGGCGGCGTCGCAGGTTAGCGGCGCGGTAGAAAACGCGGTGGAGGCTCAGGCCGTAGCTGATGCAGCTACGGCGGCGGCGGCGGCATCGGCGGCGGCGGCGGCATCCGCCCAGTCTACGGCGGATACAATCGCGGCGGCGGCGTTTGTTGTCCTGGCATCATCGGGGGCCTTATCGGCGGAGCGTGTTCTAATGGGCGGAGCGGGCGTGTCGCTGGATGTGGCGACCGCTGGTCTGGTTAAGATCGTGGTTGATGCCCTGGCTGTCCTTAATGCGGCCCCCATCATGCTAACGCAGCCCGTTGATGTCCAATCCTCCTTGCGGTGCGACAGTTTGCGAATTGACTCCACGCCAACAGCCACGGTCACGGCGTCAACGCATTCGATCCCGGTGAGCATCAATGGCACCACCTATTACATCCGCCTGAGTGCCACGCCATAGGCCTGATCCTTGGTGCTTTGACCCGTTACGATTTCAATCGCATCCCCAAGATAACAGCCGGGGGTCGCCGTGGGTATCTTTTCAAGCATCGCCTCGTTTTTTGGGGCATCGAAGAAGAAGAAGGCCGCTGGCCAAGCCGCCGCAGCCCAGCAGGCCGCTGCCCAACAGGCTATTGATGCCGTCACCGCGCAACAGGCCGCGACGCAAGCTTCTCTAGCCCCTTGGACCGAGGCTGGGCGCAAGGCCCTTAGCGGTCAGAGTGACCTTTTAGGGCTCAATGGCGGATCAATGCAGGCCGATGCGATAGCGGCCCTAAAGGATAGCCCGCTCTTTCAGTCGCTATTTCGTACAGGTCAAGAAACGATCTTGCAGAACGGATCGGCAACAGGTGGTCTGCGCGGCGGGGATATTCAAAGCAGCCTAGCCAATTTTGGCTCCGACACCCTGGCAAGGGTCATTCAAAACCAGTTAGCCAATCTTGGTGGAATTTCCGAAGGCGGCAACGCCACGGCGACCAATATTGGCCAGCTTGGCGCGGGGACCGCAACCAATGTTGCAAAGCTTCGAGTTGGTCAGGGCCAAGCCCAAGCGGGCGGCATCCTTGGTCGGGCAAATGCTAGCCTAGAGCAAATGAAGGCCGGGGCTGACATCATTGGCAATCTTGTTGGCAAGTTCGATTTTGGCGGCGGGCAACCTGCGCCGGGGGCGGGCGGGACCGGTGGCGGCATTAACTGGGCCGCTCTTGCAAAGGCTTTTCTCTAATGGAAGGGCCAATCGACTACTGGGGGCAGTTGTCCAATATTGATGTCGGCAAGGCCTTCACCGACAGCCTCCGCGCGGCTCAACAGCGTCAGGCACAACAGGCCGAGATGGTGCAGGCTCAACAGGCGCAGGCGCGGCTTGATGCGGCGCAGGAGGCCTTTATCAAGAATCCGTCCGCCGAAAATGTCCGGACGCTGTTTATGCTTGATCCAAAATCGCGAGAGGCCATCCAGGCGGCGCACAAAGCCTCGGACGCTGAAACCCAAAGCATAAACTTAAAAGATCAAACGGCGGTTCACGGCTATCTAAGCGCCGGGCGTCCGCAAGATGCCTCTCGCATTCTTCAGCGCCGCATTGATGCCGACAAGGCCGCAGGTCGCGATACGTCCGACGATCAACAGATGCTGGACCTGATCAATGAAGACCCCGCCGCAGCCCGCGCCGCGTCGGTCTATAGCCTTGCTGGCACTGTTGGCCCTGACCAGTTTGCCGCGACCTTTGGTAATCTTGGCGACGCCGACCGAGCTAATGCCAAGTTACCTGGGGAAATCGCCCAAAACGCGGCTGCGACCCAAGGCGCAATTGCCACTGCGAACAAGACCATTGCCGAGACCAGCCAGATCGCTCCGAATGCCGAGGCTGAACGTCAGTCCAAGGCGGCGCAGGCTAGGCGGTGGCAGGCTCAAACCGCAAACGAAGCGGCGCGGCTTAACTTGGATGTTGGTAGATATCAGGACGATGTCGCGATCCGATATGCACAGCTAGACCAGACAGCCAACACCCTACCTGCACCCGCTCAGGCGTTGGTCAATACGGCAGTCCTTAACTCGACCTCTGCGCGGTCACTATCCGCGAAGGCCAGTAGCCTTGCCGACAAGTTGGCCACGGCCAGTGCATCAGGCGGTGTTACAGCCGGTGTTATCACGGCCCTGACCGGCCTGTCTGGCGATGCCAGCGCCGTTACCCAGTTGCGCCGCGACTATGAGCAATTGAGAAATCAGCAGGCGGTGAAAAGTCTGCCGCCCGGTCCAGCCTCAGATAAAGACATTCAAATGGCCCTTAAGGGCTTTCCCGAACCAACGGCAAGCGCCGACACGATGGTCGCTTTCCTGCGCGGCGTGGCCAAAATGCAAGACCTCGTTGCCCAGGACAATGACCTGCAAGCCGATTGGCTGGT